GTTCTCAAGGCAGATGACAAATCGTAATGACCTGTATCTGGTGAGATGAAATCTCTTTCTAGAAGTACATTAAATAAGTCTAATAAGCTATGCTTATCAGTCTTACTAAGTATATTTCTTTTGATTGAGGACATCTCAGTTCCATTTAGAGCTAACCTTTTGGTAAACTCTATCTGGGATTTTGTTTTATCACCAATGACTGACTTAGACAAATTGATCGAAAGACCAAGTTGCTTAAGTAACCATTGGTAGCGTCGTGCTACTTTAGTGTTAAATATCACAACGTCATCTCCAAGAAGACGGTATTGTTTGAAGAATCGTAGGGGTTTCCCCTTATGAAAATTCACCCAATTTGCCGCCAATTGGATAATGTCGTGGTGCCAAAGGGCAAAACTAGGAAAGGATGATAGTAAGCCTAACGGCTGTCCTACCTTCCACCTAACTTTTGTTCCAAGGGCTTTAACACTAAAGTCTCGTTGCGTCATTATTGTATGCCAATTATCAGCTAGAATTTTGTCCTTCATAAGCTCTAATCTATATTTCTGCATTTCTGCAGGAATACGATCAGAAGCGGCTGAAAGATCAAAACAGTAAGTTGGATGACCTTGAGATTCCTTGAGTAAGGTTTTAAAACCTTTATCTTGGTTTCTTGTGGCATCTGTACTTATGTTTTCTAGTGTCCTCGACAAAGAAATTTGAAGAGGCTTTAATGATAACTGACTCCAATAATCTCCTATAGCAAACATTCGTGTTTTACCTGCTGGTTCAGCTGAAAAGCCAATCCTTCCGGTATCATACTTTGTATTGCCTTTGACGGATTTTGACTGTTTAACCATCCAGTTCGTAACCCATTCTTGTCCTAGGACTTGATTGAAGTCACGAATAGATGATTTTAACGTCTTATCCGACACGACAGCCTTAGCATCAAGATGAGACGAAGCTACAGCAGGTCCGTTTGGACCTTTTGATAGCGTCGTCAATACTTTTGACCAAGGTTGTATAGGATCTGTTAAAGAACCTAAGTACCACTTTCGGTTATGTGTAAATCGTTTTAGAAATCTTCTAAACTTCTTAGAAATGTTCCGAACGGTATGCTCCTGTAAAGGAGTATGCTCGTCAGTAACATTATCTAAACAAGAATAGTCTATTTCTAGGCGAATTTGCTCATAACTCCTGGCGATACTTAAGGCGAGACGTAAAGATGTTCTATCACCATTTATTAATGGCCTTAAAGGCCACAATGGTTTTGGAATACCTTTCGAATCAACTTTACAGAACGCAATGGTGTGAGTTTGGAGCTCTAGCAAGGTGTTACGCAGAAATGCATAAGCACCTTTATAAAGTTCTAATGTGTACTGTTTCCCATTATTCAAAATTGAATGATGAATAGCGGTTTCATATTTAATCCAAATGTTTACAATCTTCTGATATGGAACGTTCTGTAAATTTAGAGAAGCTATAAAAGCCAATCTGTTTTTACTTAATGTTTTCATATTTTTGAGGATTGCCTAATATTTGATCTGCTCTCCCATACGGGAATGTACGGTGCCACCAATTAGACAAAGGTGATTAAATAAGACAGATACAGAGTCAAGGGAGTAAACTCCGCTCGGCTCTCCCCCGGGGGGGCCACAAAGGAGTAAACTCCCTTGAG